GCGTCCATAACCATTTCTTCACGATAAGTATATCTTATAAAGTTTGCTTTATGTGATAAACCTTCTGCTATTCTTAAAAAACATTGTGCTATATAATCTGGAACTTTAGGTAAAGTTATTTGTTCTTTTCTACATTCTTCTAGTTTTCCAACATAATCAACAACAGCTTGTGAAAACTCGGCGTTATTAACATAATGAATACTTTTTTTTCTAGCCATAGACCTGTCCTAAATCAATGTATATTTCTATTGCGTGTAATGTAACTTCAAGTAATAATAAACCAATCACTATTTTTTTAAACATAACGCTTCCTTTCATTATTATAGTATTATTCTACCACAGTTTTACTGAAATGTACATAACTAAATTTTAATCTTAGTTACGAAAAAAACGGTGTACAAATGGTAAAAAATATGGTAGAATAAAATAGTATATTTTGGAAAGAGGGGATATACCCTAATGCAGTGTACCTTTCGGCTTGAACTTAATTACATTATTTTCTGATGAGTCCTGCGGTGGTTCAACCTGATCTCGGTATTTTGTATCGAGCCACATTTCAAATTCATCATCTGTTAAATCTTTTGTTTGTTCATTCACTTCATCAATGTTTGCCCATACTCTTTTATTAGTTTTATGTAATATATTTCTTTTTATTTCTTTTAAACATGTATTATAGTACTTCATCATAGATTCATTAGGTGTAGTTGTTACTATGATATGTGAAGCGTTTAGTGCGTGTAAACATTGTGGATCATCTTGAAAACTCATCCAAGGTCTAAGTGCAAAATATCTTATGCCTCTACTGTAGTCTTCAACACCTACAACTTTAAGTGCATTTTTAACTATAATTTCGTCAGTTTCTTCATCGTGCCACTGTTTAACTTCACACACGATTTCTTCATTATTAGTTAACTTAAATTGTTTTACTTTCATGATTACACCGGAATTGCTGTACCTTTATAATGACTCATATATTTCTGAAGCGGTGAAACTTCCCATACATTATGTGATTGATGTAGTGCTATTATATTACTATTTATATTATATCTTTTATTTATTTTATCATTAACATGTTCAAATGCATGGCAATCTGTCCATCCATCATATATGTCAAATAATTTATCATCTTCATATAATAATTTATATTCTTTCCACCAGTCAGCGTGTGCTGCGTGTTCAGTGTCCCAAACTATAAAAGCACTTTCCATATGTTTGTGAGGTCTTCTGGATAAGTATGATGTATAGCAATCATCTTTAACTAATGATTCAAAGAAGCCATTTGGTATTTTTTCATGTATTTCAACATCAGCATCTATAGAAATTAAATATCTTTCTTCTATAGTGTTATGTGCTTCTATCAACGCAAATGGAGGGTGACAAAATCTTATAGCATCAAATTCATAATCATAACCACTCGCAAAATTTATGCGTTTTTTCCAATCATTGTAATCATATTTTTCAAATGTTTTAGGTATTACTTTACCATCAGCTTTTCTTTTAAACTGTTCTACTTTAGATATAGCATGCGGAATAAATTCAACATTATCTCTATCTTCCGGTATATCATCACCTTCATAGTATACTCTTAATGATACATTATCTGGTAATAACTTTGAAGCTTGTTCAACAAATTTCATTCCTCTTGAAATGGTTTCATCTGAATTTTTATACCAATGTCTTCTAGCTTTTGGATTGAGAAGTTCTTTATTAACGGAACTTCCTTTTAAAGGTTTATCTAAAAATGTTGTGACTATTTTAAAGTTCATTTAATACTTCTTTCACCGCATTTATATTACTATCTGTTTCATTTAAATACGTTACATTATTTTTTAAATTAATTCCAACATAAAATACGTTTTCACTCATATGCTTAGCTTTTTTACCGACATTCCAATGATTGAAGATTGGTTGTGTCGACATAGGTTTAAAAGAATGCCTGGCCGGAACACCTCGTTTTTTTAAACGTTTAACTATTTCATCTGCTTTAGGGTGTTTCATATCATAAACCCAAACAACGTTTCTATTATTAGGCATCTGATACTCTTTTGGTATTTCACTATTATATTTATCACATATCATTTGACGAGTTTTAATATTAAAATCCATCAACTCCATATCATCTAAAACCATTTGTGCCTGAGAGTTTGTACATCTATAATTAAATCCAATACGTTTATGATGATAATTATGCTCCTCACCAAAACTCATAGATCTCATATCTCTAGCTTTATTGATTAATTCTTCATCATTCGAAACTATAATGCCACCTTCTTCAGCACTTATTATTTTATTTCTATAAAACGAAAAACAACCTATGTCGTATGAACCTATAGCTTTTCCATTATGGTATGCGCCTTGTGCTTCACAGGCATCTTCAATAACTCTTAATTTATATTTTTTGGCTATGCTTATAACTCTATCCATGTCTACGGTTCGTCCATAAACATGCGTAACCATTAAAACTTTAGTGTGCCATAGGTTTACAGTTCTTTCGAAATGTTGTTCAACTTTATCTAAATCTATTAATAAGTTATCATCACAATCTATAAAAACTGGATTCAATCTTGCGTAATGAACTGCCATGCCACTTGCATACATTGTAAACTCAGGAACTATTACTTGAGTTTTTGGTGGTAACTCTAAAGCTTCTAACGCCAAGTGCAAAGCTGCTGTACCTGTATTAGTTACACATGCATGTTCCACGCCTAACATTTTAGGATATTTGTTTTCTAGTTGTTTGTAAGCGTCTACCAATCCCATCCTCCATTCTTATAATAATAATCAATAGTTCTCTTCAACGCTTCATCTAATGATACTGTAGGCCTACTTGTTATAACATCATATAATTTAGTATTATCTGATTGTAAATGCCATATTTCCCAAGGTCTTACTTTTTCTTCATCAACTTCTATATTAATAGAATTATGGCCCATAAGTGAACCAATCTTTTCAGCAAGATCATAAATTTTTATACCGCCTTCACTTCCCATATTATATACTTCTCCAAACTCACCATTTTCTAATAAGTTTACTGCCATACGCACTGCGTCGCCTGCATATTGAAAATCTCTAAAAGAGTTATTTCCTAGCCTTACTGTGTTAGATTTAGCCAATTGTGAAATAATTTCAGGTATAACATACTCATGTGTTTCTCTTTCTCCTACACAATTAAACTGACGCATAGCTATTGCCGGTACGCCTGATTCTTTCCATCGTACTTGAACTAAACCATCTGCGGCTAATTTTGAAACACCATAAGTAGAATGAGGTTCGACGGGATCTGTTTCTTTAATTTTACCTTTCATGTTTCCATATATTTCTGCAGAAGATACTTGAAGTAAACCTTCAACCTGAGCTCTTTCACATGCATTTAAAACCTTTAAGACCGAAGTAGCATTGATGTCAAAAAAATGCATAGGTCTTTGAAAACATTCTGGTATATAAGGCTCTGCAGCATAATTAAAAACATACTCAATATTATTGTCTTTTAGTAATTTTGTTAAATCTTCTACATCATCTCTAATATCCCACCATACAAATTTAGCATTTTCATTTATATGTTTTTTTGAACCTGATATTAAATTATCTAAAACTAAAACGTTGCATTCGCGTGACATTAAAAGATAATCTACTAAGTGTGAACCTAAGAATCCAGCACCTCCTATAACACATGTGTTTTTATTGTATATATTTCTCATATTATAATTTGACGTTGAATGTTCTGTGGTTAAATTTTTCTCGTCCATATATTCTAAGTCTTTCATCAGCATGTAACACTCCAAAGTTTTTTCTTGATTTCCAGCTTATATCATCTACTATGTCATACAATGTTGTATGTTTATCATCATCTGTTTTTCTTAAACCTCTACCAATACTTTGTAAAACTCGTATCTGAGATTTAGAAGGAGAAGCGAACACAATATTGTGTAAGTTCCTAATATTTATCCCTGTACTAAATGTACCTAATGATGCAACAATGATAGCATTTTTTTGTTTTTCAACAATACTTCTTATAGCTTCTCTATCTGATGTGGCTGTATTTCCAGATACAAAAAATATTTTACGCCGTTCATCAGCTTTATCTTTAATTAAGTTATATAATGGCTTACCATGTTTTTCTACATAGTTGTATAAGACTAATGTATTTCCTGTCAAATCAATAGTTAAATTACGAATAAATTTATTTCTTTTTTCATAACCAATTATATATTTTATTTCGTCTTGATAGTTTTGTTTTCCAAATTGTTTTCTTTCTTCTTCTTTGTATTGTAAGACGATTCTACGTATTGATAACTTAGCGAGCGTATCTTTATCTTGTAGTTGCCTTGTGGTTGTAACTCTAAAAATTTTGCCGAACAATCCTTGTAATACCAGTTCATGTGTTAATGCTCCATCTAATGTTCCAGTTGTACCAAATCTGTATTCTGCTTCAGTACACTTATTCATAATTGTTGTAAGTGATTTAGATTTAAATCCATGGCACTCATCTCCAAATACGGCACCAAATCTTGCAAACCAATCTTGTGGAAAACGATATATCGATTGCCATGTGCTTATAACAACTCGTTTAAATGTTTTTTTATCTTTACCTGAATATATTCTATGACAGTGTCTATCTACATCATAACCATAAGATTTAAAGTCATTATACATTTGTTCAACTAAAGAAGTAGTAGGTACAATAATTAAAATATCTTTTTCAGCATACGCAGCTAATAACCATCTTACCAATGCGTATATTATTAATGATTTACCTGAACCAGTAGGAGAAAGCAATATGGCGTTACGATGTTGTATAGCATGGCATACTGCATCAAATTGATAATCACGTATTTTAAAAGGTAGCTTTAATGCTTCTATGAACTGCATCATAAATTCTACATTAATTTCATTACCAGCGTTTGGATTGCCGTATTCTGTTTCTTCTACTTCTAACTCATATTCTCTTGATTCTGCAAATGAAAGTATTTGTGGAAATAAACCTGCAGGTATTTGACCTGTTGTTTGATTAAATAATCTTATCTTTCCATCCCATACTCTATTACGGTATGCAGGCATGAATCTATAACCCGGAACATAAAAAGAAAAAAATTCTCTTAGTTCTGTAGCTACACCTCTATCACATTCAAGGTGTATGGTTGAATGATTTAATTTCCTGACTCGAATTGTTTCCATCTGATTATGTTCGATATAGTTTGGTGACGCCATTTTAAGTTCTCTATTATTTCGTGTAGTGTATCTATTACTGTTTTCCAATATTGTATTTTCTCTTCTGATTTTTGTATTTCTGGATCGCTATCATAATAATAATCCATTTCACCTTTTAATATTTTTAAACCATCAAAAGGATCTGCAATCCAATTTTTTTCTTTTATTGTTTCTTGGTCCATTTTACCATTATAATATAACCACTTATCTTTAAGTAGTTTCTTTTGATCGAACTCAGCTCTTTTAAGTTCTAACTTAGCTGTTGACCAAAGTTGTAAATATTTTGAATGTAATGCTGGAGTTTGACGGGAAGTTTCATCTAAACGTGCGTTATCAATAATACTGTCTTTTTGCCACATGTCGTGGACTTGTTTCAAATCAATCATAATACCTCTAATAATATATATACTAACCTGTGGTGCCAGTCACAGTAAATGAATCTGTAAACGCACCGGTAGTACTGCTCTTTGTAAGTATGTCAAAATATGTAAATCTAAAAGATGCACCAAACGTAATAAACTCGGTGCCTCCTCCTGTTGATTGAAATTGTATATCCGTTAAAGCTGTAGGTATACAATCTCTGTATTTTATTCTTACTACTGGATTATTATGACTTGATAAAATAGACAATGTAATGTCGGATTGTGCAGGTGGTAGATTAGCATTTCGAAATCTATCAACAGCTGTTACATTATCTTCATCAAGTATTCTTCTCATCCAATCATGCATTTCAGTATATGCTTTCATATCTTCATCTAATATAATATTAGCTAGCATTTCATTATAAGTTAATTTATCACCAATAAAAGGTATTGCTGCAATTTTCTTATAACCAAGATCTGCAGTGTTCATAATAACACCGGCATGAGTAAAGTCTTGACAAAAGAACTCTAAATTTGGATAATTTGTTCTATCTATTACGAGTTTAAAACTCGTAGGTTGCAGATAGTTAAAATTAGTAGTAAGTGCCATGATTCTATTTATACGAAAAAAAGAGGGACTTACGTCCCCCTTTTATTAAGAGTGCTAAGATTTAGGCACCAAGAATATTATCAACTCTAAATATTCTGTAGTACTGGTTAGTCTTAGTGGTTGCTAGTCCATCAGCAGGTGTGTCACCTACGAATGGGTTTGAAGCCATTCCATATCTGGTTTTGAAACCAATTTTTGGCTGGAATGTATCTTCACCTACTGCTCTGACCATTGTTAATGGTACGTATGGGCAATAGAATACGCCCGCATCGTATGGATTAGTTCCCTTATAACCTACAGTTACATAGTCTGCAGATGCATATGGGTCGATGTAGACTCTAGTTCTACCATTAAGAACACCAGCAAAAGTATTACCTGTGTCATCTACATTTAAGTTAGTTGACATTGCAGGAGTGTAATCCATCATACCAGCTGCAGCTAATGATGAAGCTACGTCTGATGAACAAATGATGAAGTTACCTTTACCACGTCTAGTCTCTTTTGCTATGATATTAGATTCTCTTTCGATCTGCATGATGAGACCTTTGAACTTCTCAACTGACCATCTACCATCAGCATCTGTCTGTACGTTGAAGATACCGTTAATAGCTGTGTTAGTTTGAAGTGCACCTAATTTAGCCTGTGAGTTAATAGTTCTTACTACTTCTCTATTGATTTCAGCTAAGATTTCAGTTGACAAGATATTTGCCAATTCTGTCTCAGCATCAAGACCGTGAATAGCTTTAAGGTCTTGAGCTAATTCTAAGCTGTATTCAGCTTTAAGAGCTCTTGACTTAGCAGTCACAGTTGATTTCTCAATAGTGAAACCCATCTCTGCAAAAGCTTCTGTTGCATCGCCTAATGCCTCAGCTTCTGCTGTGTCATATGGATCGATGTTTGCAATTGGGTTTGCTACTGAATCCTCAATAGTACTATCGTTGACACCATCGCCTGTCTTAAAGGTTTTATCTAAACCTGAAGGACCACCTGCTGGAAATGATGCAGTTGATGAGTCACCTGAGTAGTTTGCTAATGCTTCGTTGAAAAGAGCTTCTGTATTATCAGTGTTAGCAGCTCCTCTAGCAGCGCCAGCTTTACTAGTCATGTAACGTGATTTCATTGAGAAAATTAAGCCTGTTGGACCAGACATTGGTTGTACACCGCAGATGTCATATGCCATTAAGTTTGGCATAGCTCTTCTTACAAGTGCAATCAATACTGGATTCCAGTTAGCCACATTTCCTGTTGAGTTGTTAGGTGCAGCCTCATTAATCATTCCTTCTTCTCTAAGAGCGATTTCCTGATTTTCGAGTACAGCTGCAGTAACGGCTTTTTTATGAGCGTCGGTAATTTGGCCAGCAGACTCTTCGTTAAGTACTGGTGCCCATTTCTCGATCAATCTATCATAAGAAATTGTTGGTTGCATTTAGGACTCCCTATATTATTTCTTTAGTTGTTTTTTCATTGCGGAAAGATATGATGCCATTGTATCAGAAGTTTCTACTGTAGGAGTATCATTCTCTTCAATAGCTTCCTCTCCACTATTAGTTTTAGCTTTAGCAAAATATGATTCTTTTAACTGAGCAACTTTCTGTGCGAAAGTTTCTTCATTTTCAAAGTCAACATTTTCTGCCAATCCTTTGAGCTTTTCGACTTCAGTTTCTGCTAGACCCTTTGAAGCTTCTCTAATGATTGCTTCTCTCTTGTAAGTTTCTAACTCTTCATTCATCTTGATGTTGCTTTCAGTTGCTTTATTGAGTCCATCCTCAAGTTCTTCAACATTAGCAGCTAACTCGTCAACAAGGTCCACTTTTCCTTCTGGTACTTCGATGTAGGACTCTTGAAATAAGTCTTTCAACTTACCCATAAAGTCTTCTGCAATCTCAGTTCTTAAACCATTTTGGATAGCTAGCTTGTTTTCTTCCATCCAGCCTTCAACTACGTAGTTTAAATAGCTGTCTACTTTCTCTACGAGGTCTTTCTTTGTAGATTCAATCTCTTCGGAAAGTTCCTCATTATACTTTTCTTCAAGTCTGTCAATCTCTGCATTTACTTTTGTATTGATTGCAGCTTCAAAGATAGTTTCTGCTTTCTGCTTGAAATCATCTGACAGTGTAGCTTCTTCATTGACAAGTGCTTTAAGATCTTCTTTAAAATCAACTTCGACTTGAACTTGATCTTTGACTTCATCTTCAGCGATTGACTCGCCTTCGAATGCATCTGGATCTGTGCTATTATAGTGCATCATTGCGTTCATGACTTGTTTTTTATTCATGTTTTGCAAATTTTGTACCATAGCGGCGATCATTCCTGCTTTAGTCTTTGGCATTGGATCTTTTTTGGTGTTATCAGCAGCAGTTCCACCGGCCATCTTTCTTTTTGGCGCTGTACCTGTTGCATCACCTGCTTTGTCTACGGAAGCGACTGACTGAGCTTCAGCATTTTTAGGATCGTGTTTCATTTCAGAGATTTCCTCTTCACTCTCTTGGAGTTCCACGTCCTGATTTTCAATATTATCTTGATCAGTCATTTTTGACTCCTTATTTTGATTTTAATATTGAGAGGAAATTCTTGAACTCACGAACCTGAGTCTCATAGAGATCAGCCCGTGGAGCCTTCTTAATTTCAGTCTCCATTTTTTCAACTGTTTGAGGTTTCACAACACCGTTATTCCAAACCCATTCAACACCCTCCATTATCCCATTAACAAAAGCTCCGGGAGCGGATGGATCTTGCACGATATCTACCGCGTTAAGAATATAATCGTCATTGACGACCATTGCGTTATTGCGTTGGCTCAAACTTCCCATACCACGAGTCGATACACCGAATGTAACGCCACCATCAAGTAAGCCTTTAACAACTTCTCCCATAGGGGTGTTCAATATCGATGCCTCACCCACAACATCATTACCTTGAAATTCAAGTTTATTGATTTTGTGAGAAACTTTATCTAAATTTACGGTCGGCCCTTCAGGGTGATTTAACTCACCAACTGCTCTACCTTTTTGTACTTGCTCTGTATCATATTTACTTACAGCCTTTTCTATGATAGGCATTGGATATATACGACCGTTTCGATTCTTTTTTTCTGCTTGTGCAAAAATACCTTGTATTTTGTAATCTTTGCCACCAGTTTTTTTATTTTCAGTAATGAAAAATTCAATATCGTTTTCTACAAATTCTGATATTAATTTCATGTTATCCTCTTGGAAACGCTATTTTAGTAAAATGTGCATTTGCACTACCGGCAAATAAATGATCATGTGAATCTTTATGTATTACCATTGCTTGATTTTCATGCATTTGTAAAGTAGCACCTGTAGTGTCATTTGTAATTAATACATCTGCAGTTGCACAAACATACACTACTTGTGCTCTACTTACAGTTGTTTTATTACCAGCACCATTGGCTGTTACTTTTGGGGCTAAAGGTAAAATTTCCATGTTTACATTCCTTTATACTGTTTCATAAATTCATTAGCAGCTTTTTCAGCTTCTTTCTGAGTTTTATATAAGTCTAATCTATCGCCATCAATGTAAGTAACAAACCCATTTCGTTCTTTATGTATTATTACTTTAACGCCTTTTATCTTTTTATCAAAGACTTTTTGGCCTGAAGGTTTTCTACCAGTTAATTCTCTAATTTGCGAAAAAGTTTTCATGTTAACTATATTTATACATTTGCGAGTTTACACCGCAGCTCCTTCAATCTCTTCTTCATCATCATCGGATTCACTTCCATCGTCATCTGCCTGATCC